GAGTCATCATCTAATAATAAAGATACTGCAAAATTCCCAGTAACATTTGTTTTTAACCAAAAAGATAGAGTAACGCTTTCTGCACTAGATGTTCCAAATTTTAATTGCTGTAAATTTTGACCTTCTAGTCTAGTAAAAACCCTAGCATATTCATCTGATGCTATTGTTGTTTCTGGCGTTGTTACATTTATTTTCATTGATTTTCCAAAACCTTGACCAGTAGGTACATCTGTGTCTTGATTAAATGTAAATACTCTTTGATCATAATTATTTGAATCGTTGTATTGAAATCTATCTACTCCAAAACCATTCGTAGAGGTAACAGCACTACCTCTTTGATGTATGGACATATCCCCGTTGATAATCAAATTCTTAAAATTGATCTGTCCCGCAATCTTCGCAGCGGTGATATCTTGGTTCGGTCCTAAGCGGGTGATGGCCATTAGATTCCAAACGCCTCTTTAATCTCTTCGGTGGTTAAACCGAGTGCTTCTAGCTTTGATTTGGCTGATGCTTTTCTTGCTTCTTTATCAGTAATAGCTTGGTCATAGTCAGCTTGTAACTGAGCCAATCCGTCAATACATTCTTGTTCTGTTGGTTTTGTTTTTGAACTATCGTGAATAATGAGGTTTGCATAAACTTTGTTTTTTGCATCACTCCACCCAAACCATTGTCCTGTGTGTAAAGATACTAAATAATCTTCAATGTGTGTTGGTCGCATTATGTATCTCCTAATCTAATAAAATTCATATGTGTAAATGTTTGAGAGCTATTTCCCCCCACTTCACCAGCATTACCAGCAATAGCAAATCTTACTTTTACATTACTATCAGTAACATCTAACATTATGGAGATATAACCAGTTGTCCAAGAATTATTAACTAAATTAATTAAACCATTAGCGTATTCAGTAAAAGTTCCACTATTTGTTTCATCAACCTTTATTTGACAATTTACTTGAGCATCTGTGCCCCCACTTCCATAAATTTGAGAAATAAGTTCTATCTTCCAAATTCCTGTTGGTAATGTGAAAACACCAGAACTTTCTGTAATACTTGTACCAACACTACCTGATTTTGTATTATCTGCTCTTTCTAAATTTGTAATTGGATCGGCATTACCAGTGAAACTTGTCGACAACCTCCATTGCTCCGCTGAAGTAATACCATTAGTAGTCGCAACACCTGTAAGGGTTGGACTATTTGTGGAAAAATCAACAGTGGTTCCAGCGGCAAAATCAACAGTGGTTCCTGTTTTACCAATAGTAATGCTTGAACCGTTTCTGTTCTCAATAGAATTTACCTTGATCGTGGACAATGATTACTCCTTAACTCTTGGGGTTGTCAGCCTTGATCTGATTCACTCTAGTGATTTCCGCATCTAATCCGTTCTCGATAATATTTTCGATTTGGGATTCGATAGAACCATATAATGCTTTACGAGTGGCAACGACTTGAGCGTTAGACTCTTCAGTCGTGGCTGCCGCTTCGAAAGCATTGAGTTGATCAGCAGTAGGCTCGGCAACACTGTCAACGTTCCACTGTGCGATGTAGGGACCTTGACCATTAGAATCATCTTGTAATAAAACGTCAGTGGTGAAATCAACCGAACTCACGCCATTATCAGCTAGATACTTCTTAATTTTTGTACTTAGTTGTGCCATGTTTTACTCCTTTATATTTTTTACACTATTTTTCATTATCTTGCTACCACTGGTATTCCTGTTGATGAAACAAAGGGATTTTCGGCAAATGCCATGTAGATGTAAGTGCCACCCGATGCGTTAGTATCATTAAAAGTTGATCTTATTTTAAATCCATTTGATAAGTAATCGAGGTCTATATCTTCTGCTTCTACATTTGTTGCATTTGCATAAACATAATTATCAGTTGGATTTATATATCCTGCTCTAGCTGAATCATGTAATACCCATGCTTGAACAGCATCTGTTCTTTTAATTAAAGTAAAAGCAGGTTTAAACCCTGTATAGACGAATGTTCCGTCACTGCTTCCATTCCCAGTATACTTACCGAACTTGCTATATCCTTCTATTTCTGCGAAACAGTAGGCGACTACTGATTTATTATCATAAGCATCACCATAACTTACATGGAATACACTACTATCTAATGTTCCGTTGAAAAAACCAGAAGTCACATCACCAGATGTTGAATCTAACATAACTCTCTCGCCCTTACCTATACTTTGATGAAAAGTGTACCAAGCAGGGTTTAATACATTATCATCTCTTAACTTAGTAATAATCATAGCAGGTGTTTTTCCTAATCCATGACCTATTGTTTGAGAATTTGCAGTCGTTTCTGTCCAAGTCACAATACTAAATCCTGCAGTAGTATTCGCTTGAACTGTTGAGGTGATACTTCCGTCTGTGTTAGATGATGTACTCCCTGCGTTTGCTTTCCAGTTCCATGATACGTAAGTTGCTCCATTAACATTGATATCGCCAATAGAACTTGTACCTGTACTAAATCCGTCACTATCTAAAGTAAATCCACTTACTGTATCTTCGGCATCAGTTAAATTTGGATATAATCTTTTTGTTTGTCCTCTTGAACTATCAAATACATTATGATTGTTTGCATTACTTCTTGATTTAATCCAAGTCCAATCGGGTTGAAATCCAACACCTGTTATAGATAAATCACTTCCTGTACCTGTATATAAAACAGTATTAAAATACTGACTTCCGTCATCAATCGTAGGGGATGCTTGTGTACTTAAATTTGAACTATTTAAACTTAAAAACCCTGTTGGTGGAGCATAATAAAAGTCACCCTCACCATTAGAATCGGTATTATTTTGTCTAGTTGTATTACCTGCAAAAGTGCTATCTTGCCCAAAATTAACTACTTGTGACCTACTTGAATCATAACATCTATGACCAAATTGGACTTCTGAATTTGCAGTAAAAGTTCCTGTTGGATTTGTTCCATTAGCAGGGTCACCACTAGCATCCCAAGTTCCGTTATTACCAAACCAATATTTACCTGCAACACAATCCACTGCCATCATTACGATATTTCCTGCAGTAGCATCATCATTAGCTATATATCCATTAATATTATTAGAATAAAATAAATCTTTAGATGTACTGCCTGAAACTGAATACCATTCGGCATACGCTTTAGAAATACCATTAGGAGTAATCGCAAAGGTACTACCAATAGAACGACCTTCACTACCTGTTCCTGTGCTTTTTAAATTTCCTTCAGATGTGACTTGTTCTGAATTTGCACCACCAATATTTAATCTGTCTAAAGGATTCATAGTACAGAAATTTCTTGTAGGTGTGTCTATCATTTGGTCAGTAGATACTATATTCGTAGGAGTAAAGTTATTACCATTACCCGATTGGTCAGCACCTAAACTACCACTATTTTCAAAATCTAAATAAAAACCATTCGTGCCATAAGTTCCTGTGTATTCAATCGGCTTCCATATACCACTATCTTCATCAAATTCACCGAAGTCAGTAGGGGATAATGCTTGTCCGTCTATGAAATTGACTTCTGCTAGATAGCCGTCTAAATAATTACCACCACTAGCTCTTCCTAAATAATTAGAATAACTGCCTTCATTTAAAGGTGATGTATAATTACTATCTACAGTATTTGAAATTGTTAAATCTACTTGAACACCATTAACATAAATTATTGCTCTGTCATTAGCAGTTCCATTAGTAGAATCATATTTTAATACAACATGATACCAAGCACCGATATCACGAAAAAGCATCTGCGTATCAATTAAAGTATCATAAGAAACAAAATTATCAGATGTTTCTACAAGTCTAATGTAATTTTGTGAACCACTTCCTCTAAAATAAAAACTACTTACATTATTTCCACTAGCTCCATTAAAAAGTGCTGATGATGTATCTATATTTCCTCTTTTAACCCAACCTGACCAAGTAAATATTTTTGCATCAGTTGGTGAAGATTGATTTGTTCGTGAAAAACCTGCTGAATCGTTATCGTTTAATCTGACGGAATTATCTATTGCATATCCCCCTCGAATCGATGTTCCGCCTACTCCTGCGAAAGGCATCTTATAACTCCTCGGGGAAACTTACTAGAGGTCGAGAGACCACTCCGTTTTCATCTTCAGTCCAAGTAAATAAAGTTTTTAAATCTTCGACTGTACCACAAGCATTAATCATACTTTCCATTTCATCTGACTTTGCTCTCACTTCACTTCGGTAAGTAGCAACATCTGTTGGAATTGTTTTGGTGTTATCTTCTTGGTAGCGAATAACATACCAATCGGTCGGTGCAAGTAGTCCACCTGCTTGTGCTTTAATCTTGGCAATCTCTAATTCTTTTAATCCGTATTGTTTAATATCTCCTACTGCTTTGTCATCTGGTATTTCATCACCTTCAACAAAGAGAACATCATCTAAAGGTTTAGGAGTAGCTGTTCCATACACTCCCACAACAGCACCGTTGCTAAAGCTATAAGAAACATCTGTATTAATGTAATAGGCTTCGTCTTTTTTATTGGTGTTATCCACCTGTACCTCGTAGATACCGATTGCTTCTCTTTCATTGTTACTCCATAAAGTAAAAATAGATTTGGGATATTGATTCTCACCAATCGTAATTCCTTTATTGGAATTAACGATTTTAATAAACTGATTATTTTCTACTAAAGCAAACATTAGGCGATTCCTATACTTCTTCCTGCTTCGAGCATATTCGTACCATCACTTCTAAAAATTAATAAATCTTTTCCCCCTGCTGTAGTTGTCAACGTAGGAGCTGTTGCTCCGTTGAACTTGTAGACAGAATTGAACGTCAGGGTTCGTGAACCGGTGCCATCTTGAATGATGAGAATAGAATAAAAACCACCGTCCACCATATTAGTCGGTGCTGCTAAAGTACGATTCCCTCCCAAAGTTACTTGACAAGTTGGATTATCAAAGACATTCCAATTAATCGTAGCACCATCAGTTAAGGTGCCTGTGGGAAAATAGACAGCATTATTCATACTAATCGACGTGTCGGTCGAAACACACTGCATTGAATCAACTTTAAGGATACTCATGGTTGCTTATAATATAACGAAAGTGGCACCACTTTCAATTGTAATTGTTCCTGTTACTGAAAAAGGTCCTGCGACCATACCATTCTCATCAGCCTCCACGGTCACGTTGACGACCGATTGTCGGTTAATGGTATAAAACTGTGATCCTAGAGATTCGGAAGTGACACTATTATTGGTAGGACTACCGATTGATAAGACATCTCCGAGCACGACTCCTGAAAAAGTGTCCGTGGCTAGCGGTGCGGACGTAAAGGTAATTTGATTAGAAGAGATCATATAAGCATCTCGAGGGTATTGATAAATACCTGAAATACTCACAATTAGATTTTGTTCTGTTTGAGGGTACACAGGCTCCGTGCCATTCGTTAAATTAAAAGTAACGGTGCTTCCGTCAAAACTTGAAGATATATCATCTAAGATAATATATTGTCCTGTTAAGGGTTCTTGTCCGATGTAGGGCATTTATTCACCGCCTCCATTATCTGTAATTGTGTTTCCTTCAGCTACCCATTTGAGTATTTCTTGATAGTGTCTGTTATCATTAGAAATTGGAACTATCATTTCTACTTCGTCTATAATAGCTCTAATTCCTAAAGTGATTACTTCTTCTGTTCCGTCTTTATGTGTAATTATTTCTTTTTCATATATTGCTTGTGTAATCATTTTTTATAACTCCGAGTCTGCACTAAATTTGACATTCCAATATTTACCTGCACCTGCTGAAAAAACATTTGTACCTTGAACTCTAGCACCTAGTGTTTCGTCTATAGAAGCTACTACTACTGTAACTGAACTACAACAATTTTCATTACCACTAATTTTAGTAAGAGTTGGATTGGCTCTTTTTGTAACTTTGAAAGGAACACTTACTCTCATGTCAGTTGCAGTTCCATAAACAGGACCTTGATATCCACCTTCAGCAAATTCAAAATATCTTTGACACCTCTGTAAATTCACATCATAAGGTAAGAACTCAAAGTTACTAGCAGATGTACCGACTTCGAGTTGGACTCCTGTGATCCACCAATCGTCTGTACCACCTGCCAAATCAAAGTTTGTTACATTTCTATCAGTATTATTTCTAGCTTGCCATGAGGTAGGCACTGATCCTCCAGAATAATTTGAACCACCATCTAACCACCATTCTAATATAAGAGATTGACCATTATCGTTGTCTAACGCTCCCGAAGTGTCTCCAGCGAATGTAAAAGTTTTCTTTTCCCATGTGTTTGCTGTGTTAATATCATATGTGGCACCAATGATTCTATCATTATCATTATCTCTTAAATTTACTTGTAGATTAGTGCCAGTTTTAGATGACCTTACCCAAAATGATAAAGTTAAACTTTCAGCATTTGATGTGCCTTTTTTAAGTGCTTGGCACATTAGTCCTTCTATTCTTTGCTCAAATGTTACTTGTTCTCCTGCTGCTCCTGGAGATGCTGTTGAAGTGACTAAAGCCTTGAATGCTGTTCTAAATCCTGCGTTGTAGGCGGCACCACTAGACAAAGATTCTTGGCTAACTGTGTAGGTGCCATATTCAAAAACTGTTTTGAATCTATCTACCGTGCTGTATGATATTCCACTGTAACTTGATGTGCTGGTTGACCTCTGTGCAATAGACATATCACCATTGATGATGAGGTTACGGAAGTTGACATCCGCTACTAACTTCTCGGTGGTCACTGCACCATCCGCTAATTGTGAAGTGCCCACGGATCCTGTGGCGAATGCTGCGGTGGGTAATGTTGTGAGTGCCATGGTCTATGCTCCTATAATCCTGTATGCTCCAAAAGCGGTTCTACTATGTGTTGCATTACCACCAATTCCAGTCGTTCCTGAAGAAATTTTTATAGTAGCATACAACTCTACATAATCGGTAGTTCCATTAAAATCTACAACGCCAGATACAGCAAAGGTGTTACTATATCCAGCATAATTATTTCTAAAATCTAAAACTTGAAAAAGTATATCAGAGCCGTTCTTTCGTATTCTTGCATTACCATATTGAAGAGTAGAGGCGGTACTATTATCACTCATCCAACTTCCGTAAACAAAATATTTTCCTGCTACTGTTGGTGTAAAACGATAGTTAGTAGAATTGTCATAACAATTATCGGTATCATATAATTCACTATTACATTGAACTTTTGTTGTAGTATCATCTGATAAACTTTGAGTAGAACTTAAAAAAGCATGAAAAGCAGGAGTCATCGCAAGAACACCTGTCGCTAATCCTGAAGCAGGAGTAAAGCTTCCCGCACCATCGGAGGTGATGATTGAGTTATCTCCACCGTCAGCGAGTATGTTTACTTTGATCTTGCTTGTCATTTATGCTCCTATTAATCTAAACCCTTGAAAATAAACTTTTTTATCTAATCCGTTATATTCTAAATTACCACCACTATCTTGTCTGACATATACATCTACAAAATCATCAACACCATCTAAATGTGTGATAATAGAACCATTGACAGAATTATAATATAATTGAGGACTTGTGACTTCCATAATTTCTGTTTCATTTTTTCTAATATAGATAACGAAATTTTCTGCATCTGTAGCAGAATTAGCTTTAACTGTAGCAAAAAAATTATAATAACCAGCAACTAATGGTGTGTACCGATAAGTCGATGTGTTAAAATAATTTCCTGTATCAAATGTTACACTGTCAAAAGGAACAATAGTTCTTGTACCATTTGCAGTAGTAAAGTTCGAACTAGCGTAAGCTCTAAAACTAGGAGTATTCTGAGGGAACCCTGAACCAAGAGTCACGGACCCTGAACCGTCACTACTGAGCAACGTATTATTGCCTGTGTCTTTAATGGTGTTGACTAAGATGTTGCTCATTATACTCCTATTAATTTAAATCCTGTAAAAAAAGAAGCAATATCTTGAGACGCACTACCTCCAACAACGGGATTGTTTGCTCCAAAATTTGCATAAACCTCTATGTATTGTCCTACTGATAAATTAAAAGTTGCAGAAGCAAATATATGTGAATTTCTTAATTGATTGTCCGCTGTTTGTAATTGATTGGTAATTGATTCTCTATTGCCATTTTTATAAAAAGCTAAACTGTAATATTCTGCTGTTCCATTATCAGCCGTACATCTTAACATAGCAGAAAAAAAATATTTACCTGCTTTAGCAGAAGGAACTGTAAATTTTGAATCAGCAAATGCATTATCTGTATCATAATACTCATTAGTAAAAGTTACTTTTGTCCAAACACCATCACTTATAGATTGAGTGCTTGTTTTATCTACTTTGAAAGCAGGGGTATTCGCAAGACTACTCGGTGTCGTAGTTACATTGGGACCAAAAGCAATTGTCGTGGTATTCGTTCCACCAATCGTCAAGGTACTCGAAGCATTACTGCTTAACGTATCGAGTTGTTCTACTTCTAAAATACTGGTCATATGATCACCAAGGTTGAGGTAGCAGGAATAGTAATAGTGTTACCTGCTGCTACAGTTATTGTTCCTACCAGTGAGCAATTTCTATTGGCAGGTAAAGTTAAATCATTAAAAGTCTGTTGATTGTTTTGAAAGAATTGAGGAGCACACGCTGTGCCTTGCACGGTGCTTGGTGTCGGGCCAACTGATTCTAAAGTTTGTTGTAAGTAGACCACATAACAAGTATCACTCGCAGAGATATTTCCCCCTAAGTTTAATTGAAGTCCACTATTGGAAATTGTATAAGTGTTCGGATTCTGCCTCACCTCATTGACGAACAAAGCCAAATCTTCGGGTACAGTGACTTGACGATCTAAAGTATAAACAGAACCACCATCACCAGTAATCTGTTGACTGGTTAAACTTGCAAAATTATTACGAGGAGCTGCACCGATATAAGCCATTAGCTAACACCATCTATTGAAGAAACATTAATATCGCAATCTCCTCCAGATGCTGAACTTTGTGCTTTTATTTTACCAGAAGCTGGTAAAACAACTTTTCCTGATATTATCTCTAAAGAAGAATTTTGCGGTACAGCTGCATTTTTAACTAAGAATCGTTCACTAGCACCTGTTCCGTCAGGGTCAATTTTAACGGAAACGTTAATTGCAGCACTACCTGTATTAGAACATAATAATCCTACAATTACTTTTTTATTAGTTGTAGTAAAAATAGTTGTAAGGGTAGCATCTGTTAAGCTTGCCCCATTAAATGTAAAATTATTAGCCATTATAAACTTGCCGCCATTGTAATAGCAAATGCTTCGGAGGCCGCTCCTACAGTGTTGCCATCACTATCAATGTATACTGTTTTTGAAGCAGGTAAAGTACAAAATACAGATTTCGTACCAGCACTAAAATTAACAGCATTATCTGAATTAGAACTAGTTAATATTGTATCTCTCGATAAAGTATCAGGAGTAGCATCAGTAACTGTTCCGATTCCTACTTCCCATTCAGAACCTCCTACTATTGCATAGTAAGTATTATTACTGTTGCCTATTCCTGATACAAAAGATTCGAAACCATCAACTGCGCCATCTAAAGAAATGGTACCTGTACCAGTTGTAGTTGTTTCTTCCTTTACTCTATCGTTTAATACAAACGCCATTAAGCAATTCTAATTAACGCAGTACTAGCACCAGGTGCTGGAAACTGTATCTCAAATGTTCCATTTGAAGATGACTTATCAGTTGTAAAATCGAGTACACAAATAGCTGAATTAGAGTTAGAGTTATTATAAATTAACGCTCCTCTTGCTGTAATTGTAGCACTTGACCATGATACGTTATCACAATCGAGATAAGCTGTCGTTCCGTCTGTTGCAACGACTACGTTTGTTAATGTTTCTCCACCCGCAGTGTAACCTGTTCCGGTTACTTCATTAGATGTAGAATAGGCGGTTGTTGTTCCGTCTAAAGTTGCTGAACTAGTATATAAAGCTATCTTTAATGTTGCTGAAGTCAGATCTTGTCCTGCGTCCATTAAATCCTGCTTAAATACAGTACAGAGTGCTTGCGATATTGCCATAGTATTACCTCCTTATTGGCTTCCTGTCAAGGTATCCGTGCCAGCAGGGCTAGCAGGGAATTTGTAGTCAGTTCGTCTGCGCCTTCTTGATTGATTATTCAATCCAGCTACGATTTCCTGATATCTTTTATCATATAACGCATAATCTTCCATATTCTTTGTAAAAATAGAAGCTTCCGATAAACAACCGTAAAGTAGTGCGTCATCAGCGTTTTCTGTTAACCAGTTAGTTGTATTGGTTGTAGAAAGAGTTTCAATTCTTCCAACATACTGCATTTCTACTCGATAATTTGAATCTGGAGTAGGCGCAAGTAAAGTTGAATCATCATCATAATTAGCGAAATATTTAGGAACTCCTGTTTGACTATCGTCCGGCCAATACTCATAAATAAATTCATCTGTTTTCATTTCAAGAAAAATTCTATCACTACCGTTTTCTATTAAAAGATTTTTTATAATTAAAAGATCGCTAGGATTAGCTAAAAAACGATTACCGCTTGTTAAATTAGTAAATTTATTAAAGACAAATGCTTCAGGATCAATTTCTCTTAATAATCGCTGTTCCGTATTATTAATAAACGTATCTAATTGATTAGTAAAATCCGTTCCTGTATTTTGCATCCAAGTCTGGATATCTGTCTTTAAATCTGCGTAAGTTGTTGCCATTATGCGTCTATACTATCTTTTTTTGCAAATTTATGCGATACATTTCCTCTAAAACCGTAAGTTCCGTAATGAGTTAATGGATATGTTATTTCAGCGTATATTTTTCCACCTATTTGCTGCCATCTACGACAGAATGTATAATCTTCACTTAAATATCGATTACTTTTAGGATCAATCATACAATCGAAAAAAGCATAGCACCAATCACTAGAATATTTATTATTATTAATAATCTGATCGGAAGTATATTTTAATTCAGGATACGCTTCTCTCATTTTTACAAATACGTCTTTTTTAATAAGCATAAATCCTGTAGCGGCATCTAATACTTCTACAAATCCGTCTTGTACGTCTATATTTAAGGGATCAGGAAAGTTTAAGTTATATCCTAATAACTTTTGCTCCATAGTTTTTAGATCTCCTTTTTTAACGTAGTATTCTAAATTTTTCCATTCAATAGTCTTTCGAGGATAAATCGCTGTTACAACATCTTTATCGTATTCTAATAATTTAGTAACTAATTCAGGATAGAAAGCGATATCGGAATCTACAAATAATAAATGAGTACAATGTTCATTATCCATAAATTGAGATACCATCGTGTTTCTTCCTCTTGTAATTAAACTTTCGTTTCCCATAGTGTTTAAATGAATTTTAAATTCTTTATCTCTTGCTTCTTGAAATAATTTTACGACACTGTGAAAATAAGCTTCATGCATCATACCACCATAACATGGTGTACAAAGCATTATATATGCATCTTTAGCTGATGACGACTGAGACATTTCCTAACTCCAATCCAATTTGGTTTCCGGTAGCTACTCCTACTTCCTGTCCTGTGTCTCCGAAAGTGCCCGGATAGATTACTGATAATTGATTAGGTACGCCTCCTGTAGCTGAAAGAGGAGCCTGAGGTCTGGCATTCTTTAGTGCTTCTGGATCACTAAAAACTATTGGATCGAGTTGTGGTTGTTTAGATTCATATTCGCTAGTATGAACTAAAAGTCCGTTCCATTCACGAACCATTTCTAAATAAGGATATTCTAATCCTGAACGATCTGAAATTGCTCGAGCATATTTTCCTTTAGCGAAAGGAAAAGAAGGTGCTTTTCTAGGTCCACGTTTGTTAAAAGCCACTTCGGTAACCTGGAACTATTCTAAATGTTTCATTTAAATCTGCATCTTTCGCTCTCGTAAATGCAGTTTCATATTCAGCTTTTAAATATGATAGTTTATTTAAATCTACACCTGCTCTTTTCATTCCCATATAATAAGCTAAACCTGCAACCATACATTCGTAAAATCGAAAAGGAATATCAATATCTTGTTCATTTCCACTTGAACTTAAAGCTGTAATATCTTCTATTTTTCTTATTCTCCAATAAGAAATAACATCAGTAGAATTATCGGGTGCTGGATAAATATATAATTCAGGTGTTCTATCTTTTTGTAAATAAAATTGAGTTGCTCTTCCTACCGTTGCTTTATTAGGGTAAGCGTTATAATCAGTTAAACTAATTCTTTCTACGCTATAATCAGTACTATCTCTCGTTACATACATATCTACGATATCGACAGTGTCTGTATCTAAAGTGTAAGTAACTGTGCCAGAAGTTAAACTTAAAGTTTTCTTTTCAAGTGTCCACTGATTAACACCACGATTTGCCCAATCAGCAAACATAACATTAAGACTACGTTTCGCTGAACGTATATCATAACCTAAAACGGGTTCTCCTCCAATACGATCCATTGCTTCTTGAATCGCATCATTAACCGTTAAGTTAAAAGTTGCTGTACCTGATGTAGCCATTACGCCATAAATACTGTTATCGCTGATACACCTGCAGTTAAATTTACAGTAGCATTAGTTGAACATTTAATACCTTCAGATGGTAATGAAATCTGAACTGGACCAGATGCTGCTGATGCTGCCGTGCTTAATGCGAATAGTGTAGTACTACCATCTTTAAAAGTAACAGTACCTGCTGTGCCTGTAGGAGTTACAATAAATCCTTTTATTCTTATTGGGCCAGCAAATAAAGTAACATCACTTCCTGTTGTCGTAGTGCTTTTAGCGAAAATATCTGAACTAGACATTGACACCTCCTTGTAAAATTTTTCTTAATGTTGCTATTTTAGAATCAAGTTCTTTCATTTTGGCAGTTGATAATACTCCTTGACTTGCAAAATAAGGACTAGTAGATTGTTGTACTGCACTCATTGGTCCAAATGCTCCCATTGAACTAGGTGTTCCCATTAAATTTTGACCTGTAATTGGTTTTTGAGCAGATGAAGAAGAAGCTATTTTTTTGTAAGCATCTGCATATTTTGATAATTGAGATACTGCTTCATCAGTTTTTTTCTCAGCTTTTTCTAATGCTTCATCAACTTTTTTATCATCACTTTTAGTTTCTTCATTTTCTAAATCTACATCTAGTACTTCTTCTTCTTTAGTTGAATAAGCTTTATTGCTTTTCATTTCTGCTTGAACTTCTTCAAATGTTCTTTGAGTATCTCTATTTGGATCGTAAATAAATTGATCTATATAACTTGACATGATATCGCAACTATATACAATAAATAGGGCCTTTAACAGGCCCTATATTAATTAGTCACCAGCAGTAGCGCCAGTATCTACTCTAATCCAGTTCGAACCGTCAGAGAAAACTAAGTTCCCTGTACCGTTACCTGTAGTTTCAGAAGCTTTTAATGCATCTGATACAAATAGGATACGACCTGTATTTTCTGAAGCTGTTGGCAAATCTGCAAAAAGAATTGCGGTAGCTGTAAAACCGTTATTTGAAATAACTGGTCCTGAAAAAGTAGTGTTAGCCATATTAACCTCCTTGGTGTATAGACCGAGTTACATAATCTCTATACCGTCTGCTCAACTCAGTTTATGTAACTTGTTATGTTGAGAAAGAGAGGGCGATAACACCCTCTCTCAGTTTTTTAATTATTAGGCTGCGCCTGGAGTACCGAAGATACCTCTCCAATCGGTGAAACCGAATGAATATCTTTCTGATACTTTGTAGCGTAAGTTTCCTGTCTCAAAATCACCTTCAACAGCTTTTTTAAGTGAACGTCTTACGAAATGCTTCATGCCATCTGGCACGTCAGTCATTAAGAAGAACGCATCAGGGTCAGTTAGACGCTGATTAACTGCTACGCCACCAGGGATCATTCCCATTGATTTCATAGCGTTAATATCATTGTCAGCTGTACCTGGTCTTAAGTTACTGTTAATGATTCTTTCAGCAATAAACATTAACTCAGGTGGAACGATTAGCTTCTGACCTGTAGCTGCAACAGGAATACCTCTATCGTCTGTCATTTCAGAAATCTGAATTAACATTGTCTCTAGAGATGTTTCTGATAAGTCAGCTGCAGTTGCGAGAATGTTTGAAGCTGTTCCGCCACCGCCAAGTGGGTGAGATGCATTAAGCATGCTTACTCCGTCACCACCGACTACTGTGTTAAAGCCGTTGTTTAAGATGTTAGCACCTTTGATTTCTTTTGTGTGCTGCATTGATCTTGCTAAAGCTCTAGCGTACTTTGCACCAAGTGAACCGTAAAGACCATCTTCTTCAGCTTCCTCAGTAATTGAAAATGCTAATGCGATTGTCTCGTGGGTATATCTTGCTACAATACCTTCTCTTCCTGATTCGTAAGAGATAGCTGCGCCTTCTGCTTTAGTAGGAGCTGCACCGAAACCAATCATCTGTACATCTTCTTCAAAAGCCTTTTGTGATTGCTCAACAGAGAATATTTCTCTCCACTGTTCTGGGTAACGGTCATATTCCATACCAAAAATAGTGTTGAGGCCTAAGTTAAGCTGTTTTGTAAATAAAGATCTATTTAATGCCATAACTTATTATACTCCTGCGCCTTGAGTCGATAATCTGTGCTGGTTGATAACTACTTCAACTTTAGCATTCTCACCGAAATCATTATTAGGCTCATCTACTTTTCTTAGAACTCTAAGAACAAGTGAAGTTGTTGCTAGAGTATCGTTATCCAACTCGTGTTGTGAATAACCGTAAGTAGAATTACCTGCTGTTAATAGAACGTTTGCTGTCTCACCAATGTTAGCTTGAGCAATAGAACCGTTACCGGCCTGTACTGTGTAAGTAATCATTGGGTCGTCATAAACATAAGCTTTCACTGTTGTGTTAGCTTTTACTGTGGTACCGGAAGTCCATTTTTTTACAAACTTCACGTCACCTGTACTTTCATCGACATATTCAGCGCCGTAAAATACTCCAATTGCTTTTTCAGTATTAGCGAAAGTGTCTAAATATCCATCTGATCCGAGATCTACGATATCGCCAGAAAAGAAATTTGCAGCTTTGCCATTTGCAATTAGGTATTCATTGGCTCTGATTACGCCACCGGTTAAGTGTCTTTTAGGTACAAAACCGTTTGGTGTGTCTGCGTTAGCCATTTTATATTTACCTCCTTAAAATTGCCATTGCCTTACTCACCACCTACTGTCGTTTTAGATCGATGTTCTCGTTGGATAGGATTACCTGGTTGTTCTGATCTATGTAAGTCATGCTCGACTGCAAGTTCTTGATTTCGTGTTTTATTTGCATAATATTCATTACGCTGCGAAATCAATTCCTCTGGCATTTCACAGAGAACCATTCCTTCAACGCCAATGTAACCGGCGAACTTTCCATGTTCAATGGTAGCCACTGCGAAATCCTTAGACACTGTCTTTGGATCTCTTGGTTGCCAACCTTCTCTCATTCGTTTCGCCCAATTAGTTGGGTTATCTTGACCTAAAATGCTAGTCGCTACCCAACGTTGCTTATATCCTGGCCTCGCTGGTGGCGCCTCTAACAATGATGGCGGTCTCCAAGCTTTTTTACGAGAAAGCTCATCTCGTGTTTCTTTAGTTGTCATTATCAGGCTCCTTTTCTATTTGTCCTGTATTGAAAGACTAGCAAGTTCCCTTGCGTATCTTTTCAGTGCCGCTGGATCGCTAATATCTATTCCAAATTTTCTAGCATTTGCTAGATCATCAGCAGATAGCTTAACGCTCTTAGCAGAACCCGATGTAGATCGAGAAACACCTGCAACTGGCGATTGCACTCTCTTCTGTTCTGAAGATACAACCTTTTTATCATCTTGTGAAGTGTTTTTATCTGCTGTTTGTTGCGGATTTATTAAGTCAGGAAAATACTTTGACATTCTTTTATCGAGTTCTTGATAATATTCCGGATCATTTACGTCATATCCTTCTTCTACTAATTGATTATCAATACCAAAAGATAAAGTTGTAGCATCTCTATGCTCTGGTTTATTCCACCAGCCAGAGTTTCTAGCAATCCAATCTTTTGCTAATTCTGGAAGAGAATTAATTCTATCTTCAACATTATTAGTATTTTCAACTGGTTTCTCAGGTTGAACGTTAGATTTTCTTTGTCTTAAATCTGACATTGCTTCCATTAATTCTACCTGTTTATCAGTTTCACCTGATTCAATAGCTTCTCGTAATTGTTGTGCTACCGTTTTATATTGAACTTCTTTTTCTTCTTTTTCTTTTTCTGCCATAGAAGCTTCAATACGAGCTAAACGATCTTCAAGCATTTTTGCTTTTTCAGCTGCCGCTCTAGTCTTAGCAACTTCTTTTGCGATACGTTTTTTTACTCTTTCCGAGTAAGGCTCTTTTTTAATTTCTTCTAATTCAGATCTAAGATTAGAAAGTTCAACTTCTAATTCAGGCTTTTCTGATTCTGCATTCTTAGAAGAATCTCCTTCATTATCCAACTGTTGCGCATTGATTGCTTCTTCAATTGGATTTTGATTTGTTTGTTCTTCTTTTTCCTCGTCAAGAGTTACCTCGACTTCCTTTAGTTCTTCGTCTATCATGGTTTAACCTCCCATGTATTGCGTGGTTGTGCGCCACGTGTTTATACTTTAGTTGTTAAGATATCAGGGTTTGGTAAAACTGCTAATATCTCATCATCATTTAACAAGAGCATCTTAACGCCACCTACGTCAATCTTACTTCCTGCATATCTACCATATACAACATAGTCGCCAATTGTACACCACGGTTTTTGGCTTTTATCGTAACATTCATCTCCCATAGCAAGAACTCTTCCTTTGCTATTAAGATAAGCTTGATCTTCTACAGCTTTATCAGTTAAGATAATTCCACCTTTCGTTTTTTTAATCGGTGCGATTGGTCGAATGAGTATTCGAAATCCACACGGGATTGGTAGTTCTTTTGGATCAGCGACATCACTATCGGTGTGCCAATCATTATTCATGATAATATTACTCATCTTCGAGTATATCTCCTTTCATGTATCGTTCAGAAATATCTTTAATAATATCTCTGGCTCTATCTAAACCATGAACTATTCCAATAGTTTTGATATATTGTTCGTGAGTATCAAATCCTGGATTAACAGTTCGTTCAGATAAATCTCTTCTAAGTTTTTTTATTTCCTCTAGAATTGCTTCCGTTAGTTTTAGCATTTAGTACCTCTAAAATAGATTGTAGTGTTTGATCATAATTTTTATTTACTTCTTTTGAAGCCATCGCAAATAAGTTAGGTTTTATTACTTGAGTTTTTATTTTTTTATTTTGAAGAAATTTTTTAGCTTGTCTTATTTCTTCTCCGGTTGGCCTAAGACTCTTTTTTTGCAGCATCTTTCCTTTCCGCCATTTTCATAGCTGTATCTAGTGCTTTTAATTTTGATTCTCTTTCAAGTCTATCTTGAACTTTTTCATCTTTCTTTACGCCTTCTACAAACCTAGCTTCTCTTATCTGCATTTCTTTCGCTTTAAGCTGAAGTTCAGCTTGATCTTTAGCGTTCTGTTGTTGCTGTTTAACTTGTTCTTCACTCGGAGGTTGACTTTGAGCTAGAAGTTGAGCTGTTTGTGCTTCAAACTGCGCTAAAGCGTTTTCTGCTTCTGGAGATAGTTCTTCCTGTTCACTATCTCTGTCTTTAAAGTCTATATTAGGAATTTGTATCGGCATTCCTGCTTGTTGTCCTAAACTTTGCATAGTCATTTTATATTGATACGCTAAGTGTTCCGCCATGTGTGCTAACATAGGACCTAAGATAGCTTGTTGTGCTTGAGTATTTCCACCAAATCGTGGATCAGCTAAAAATTGTTGATGAACTGCTAAGTGAGCAGTGTGATTTTGATCCATAAACGCTTTTATCGGAGTTTGATTCAATACCGCCATATTTTCAGAGACAGGATCCATTCTTTTTGGCTCCATTTCTTCAAGTAATAGTTCTTCAGGCTCTGGTATATTCAAAGCACGCACTAATCGTTCATAGGCTTTACGCACATCGATAATTTGAGGAGCAGATTGAGCTAGTTGAAGTTCGGTTTGCGCCATAGCGATTCTTTGTGCCGCTGAAAAAATATTTGGATCAGATACAGGGATAATATCGACACGTCCATCGAAATCTTTTCGTCTAACCATCTTCTCATCGCCGATAATTTCGTAAGGATATTCGTTATCTAGGAATTCTCCGTTTAATTCACCGATTAATTTAAGTTCTTTTCCCTGCGCCATGTGTAATCTTTTATGAATCGCACTAAATACTTTTGATCCTTGCTCAATTTGTGCTACAATACTTCCGACAGGAGCAGATGAAGCTGCATCTCCGACCATAGCATCAGCAATTGAAGTAAATCTACGTCCAGATTCAGTTAAAATTCCTAATAATTGCATTAAAGTAGGTGATGGCTCTTTAAATGGAAGTGGAATAAACGATTTTCTTAAGTCATCGCCATAAGCTTCGACTTCAACCCACTCACCAGGTGATACTGTAATGTCTCCACCTTCAATTCGAGCACCTTTCGCTTTAAATCCACCATTTAAATTTGCAAATGCAGCACTATCAAGTAACGCTCTGAGTGCACCCGTGCTTGCATGCTGTAATCCACCGATCATGTGTATTAAACCGAAGCCGTAAAAGCCTAAACCTGGTAAATATTTATAGTGAATAAAGTAAACTCGCTTGTTTTGTAGCTTATCATCTTCTTTCCAATTGCGTCTAATCGCTAAAATTTGCTGTGAAGAGCGATCTACTGTAATAATGTAAGGTAACTCTAAGTCATCTTCATCATTTCCTAAGTTATAGTTAACATGAAACTCTAAAACTTGTCTAGTTTGATCACTATTACCAGGGTTAATTCCGTCTAATTCATCTAAAGTCTGTTGAACTTGACTTTCTTCATCATCATTTGAAGCTGAAGTTAATTTAATGTCACGATAAAAACCCGTTTTCATGTATTTTTTAACATCATTAGTCGTTAATTTCATAATTTGAGTATATCGAGGAGAAGTATCTAATTCAGTTGTACTGTAGGAAACGACTAAATCTTCCGCAGGAATGAATTTAGCACTTACTTGATCTGAAGCAGTGTCATAATAAACTTTTTTAAACGCTGATCCTGCTAGAGATAAGTTAAATAACATCTGATCTAGTTCGCTAAAGTAATCGGGCATTAACTGAGTGATTTGATAGTTCATAAATTCTTGAACTCTTTGAGCCTGCATCTCTCTTTCTTCTGTAACTTTTCCAATAATTTGTGTTTTTACAGGGCCGCCGGGTGGAAACATTTCAGAAATTGCTCTCGCTTGGAATTGAGTTGCAGCTTCCGCCATTAAAGGATTATGAACTCCAGAAGCACCAGGGAATGGATCATCTCTTTCTTCTGAAATAACACCTAACATTTTTAGTCCTTTTGAATATTGATCTTCCCAATCTTTTCGAGAGGACTTATCGTTTTCAAATTTATTTAAAAGGTCAGATGAAATTTCAGCTAGTTTATCTTTATCTAGATCTTCAGCTAAGTTTGCATAGTGATCTGTTTCATAAGGATTAACAAACTCTTCTTCCTCTTCTTCATCACCTTCAGAAATGTCTACGTTAATAGAACCGTCTGATTCTATTTCTAGTACATCTTCTAATTTGTTATCTTCATTCGCCACCTTGCATTTTCTCCTGTAGCTTAACTTTTTCACCTATTGGTAAATTAATAAAGTTAGTTCGTAATTCAAAAAATTTATCTGCCCAATTGGATAGACGATCAGTTAAAAATGTTATATGTAAATCTTTTTCTTTTAACGATTGGTCTTTCTGTGAAACTTTCGATTGAAGCTTAGTAACTTCCCTATCTAATCTTTTATTTTCTTTTCTTAATTTTTCTAATTCGTTTTCTAATTTAGTAGCCATTACTTTTTCTTGCCTTTCGTTTTCTTTTTTGTTTTTCTCTTTTTACAATTTTTCATTTGTTTTGGAAAAGAAGATCTATTTAACATCTCCACCTTCTTCTCGCTTGACGTAATCTAGAATTAGGGTCTTTGGCCGCTTTCGGAAATTTTTTCATTTGACCCGCACTTCTAGCACAGTACGATTTTCTTCGAGCGGCACGTTTTCCTTTCGGATTTTTTTCTGTTACCGCTGTCGATAATTTTGAACCTGGATTTTCTCTTCGATACCGAGCTACCCCTGCTTTCGTCATACCCGCTCCACTTTTTGTAGAGCGAAAATATTTCTTTGTTTTAGGAGGTTGCTTGTCCGGCATTAATCGTCATCATCTTCCGGTTCAAGTTGCTCTAGTTCAGGCTCGATAATATCAATCGTATCTTGATCATCTTCTTCTACAGCTTTATCGAGAAGTTCTTTTAATTCTTTATATCTTGATCCTGGCATGATTTACTCCTTTGAACTTAACCACTCTTTGGTTTCTTTACTTCCGTCACTTCCCATTGAAGAAGTTTCAGCTTTAGTCGTATTTAAGTATCTAGATTTCATTCCTTCCATAGCACGTGCTGCGGTTTCTACGCCTTCTCGATCACTCGGACCAGGTCCTAAACTTGATCTTGTTCCTTTATATTTTTTAGGCATTACTTTTTCTTCTTACCCTTTTTCTTTTTCTTTGACATTGCTTTCATAATCGCCATGCCTCGTTTCTTTTCATAAGACGAAATTTTTCCGTCTTTATCTAAGTCCATTTTTTTCTTCATAACTCTACCCCTTTATTTTAATGACCATCATGCCACTTACTTCCATAGGTGTTTCTTGCATGCTATCGCTAGTGATTTCTTTTCCTGGATTATTCATCGCCTCTACGAGCATCTCATCATCTCTTAGACATCTAGGATATTTGTCATAGAAACGATCATCTTCCTCGATTAAAGCTTTCGCATAATTCGGACTAGATTTCGCCGGCATGGGCTTGGTCGCTTTATACATACTTGCCATTCGAATACTATAACGATATTTATTTAACTGTAAAAGGACTTTTTCTGTATGACTCGATAAGGTTTATCGTCCCATTCTTCATCTTCAGGATCGTTCGGGTGAGAAACTAAATAGTTATCTCGTATCAGCTGCCACGCTTGAGTTGACGTATCGACTAAATCGTCGTGCTTTCCATAAGGAAAAGAAGCACATTCTTCAACTAAATCATCGACCCACGCTTCATTCGGAATCCAAATTAGTCCCGTTTCTAACATGGAAGCTACGACATGGGCTCTGGAAACTTTATCTCGATCGGGTGTAAATTCTTTCACAGGGATCCCTGCTCTTCGTAGATCTTGAAGTAAGCTTTGACCTGATGCTCGTTTCTCGACTAAAACGACATCGGGCTTCCAATCGAAAAATGATTGTTGAGCCTCTTTTCGTAGTTCAGGATACTCGACACGATTACGCCACGCTTCTAATAAAATAATACAAGCTTGATCTTTTCCTTCTTTATCTATATGCGTAAACACACCCCACGTTGTTCTTGCTGAATAGTCTGCGGATTGTTTCGCTGAGAAAGCAGTGTCCCACGATTGAATGATCGTGTGGCATGCAGGAAATCTTTTCTTATCCCATACTCTCCACCAATCTCTTTTTAAGATTTGCCCTTGCTCCGCACTTGGCTTCTGCTGGTAGAGAGATTGCCACACTCTTTCTCCGACTGTCGCTTGAATCTTTTTTAATTTTTCGAGAGGATAGGCTTCGGGCCAGAGAGCATCCCCGTTATCGTTAATCGCAGGAAGATCTAAAACTTTCCACTGCCCTGGTTCATTTTCTAAAACGAAACCGGCGAGATCTTCTTCGTGCCATCGTGTTTGAATAATGATGACTTTTCCGCCCGGCATTAATCGTGTAAATGCGACTGACTTATACCATTCAATCAAATTCCTTCTTTGAACTTGAGATTCCGCATCTTCTCGCCCTTTAATCGGATCATCAATAATGAGTAAGTGTGCACCACGACCGGTAATTGCGCCGCCCGCACCGACTGCTGAGTATGTTCCACCTTGAACGGTGTGAAAACGTTTCGCTGAAGTAGAATCATCTCGAAGTGCCGTGTTCGGAAAAACTTTTAAGAACTCTTCCGATTTCACGTGGTTACGCACCTTGCGTCCAAAATCATCAGCTAGTTCTTGAGCATACGTAGATTGAATAACGAAATTTTTTGGATTCCTTCCAAGAAACCAGGCAGGGAACATTTCGGAACATAGCATTGACTTTCCATGTCTTGGCGGCATAAAAATTGCTAGACGATCAAATTCATCTCGTTCTAATGCTTCCAAATTTTTAGCGATTAATTGTATATGGGCAGGAGTACTATACCCGTTATACATGTGTTGAGCGAACTTTAATATGGAAGTTTGTGCTCCAGATACTTCCTGTTTTTCTTTTTGATTCTTGATGACTAAGAACGCTTTTTCTCGAATCTCTTGAGGAGCGTTTTTATCTAAGATTATCTGTTCAGCTTTTTGTAGTATCTCTAAGTTCATAAAAGAAACTTTCATCATCGCCTGCGACCCATTTAGAATGATGCTCGACACTATATTCAATAGTCGAAACTTTATAGTCAGGGAACATCATTTCTTTGGGAGACAAGCTTTTATCATAAAAAATTATTCGATTATTCGGTTGCGCCGCATAGTGGCCGTTATCTAGTTCGAGAATATTAAACGACTTATGTTGGCTCGGGACTTCGGAATATCCGACATCAGGAATATTAGGATCAGGGTGAGCAGAATCTATCGTGAACAAATAAGTTCCGTAGTGCCAATTTTTACTTGGGGATAAATACTTGCAACGCCCTGTCCCGGGATTACATTTCTGGATTACAGCTACATGATAGCTAAAACAATCCCATAACTGTAACTCTTCTAATGGTAAGCTATCGTCTTTATCTACTAGCTTTGAGCAGAAAGCAGATATAGGCAACTTATCATAAAGAGCGCCAGAATTATATAAGTACGTTTCGAAATACAAAGCTCGGCCGGTAATCGACTTAGCAGTGACCCACACGCCTTTTTCAAATTCTCCATGACCTTTTTCATGGTCGTAAAGATACTCTTTTTTCACATAAACTTCAATAGGGGGAATATTGACAGTAAGAAAAGCCATTTATTTATTTATATACGAAATTTATACACATAAAAGCCATTTGTTGCGGCTCTTCGATCCTCTTTATCAGCCGCCCTTTCGTTTTTTGAAACTTATACGAAATTTTTTTCTATAAACTTAATCGAAAATTCTAGAGAGAGTATTTACTCTCTCTAGAAAAAATTAAGATTATAATTTATTTACTTCTTCTAACGCTTTCTTATTTAAAGATAATAATTCATCTTTATTAGTTATTTTACTATCTTTAAGAAATGAAAGATTAAGATTAATAGTATCTAAGTATCTAAGTTTATTTTCTTTTCTTAGATTATTTAAATCTATCGAATAGATAGTTTTTAATTTAGAAGTATTATAATCGTAATCGTCTTTATTCATTCCGTTTTTAACGGAATTTTCTATAGTAGTAGAGAATTTATAATTCTCTAATCTAGTAAACGATTTTCCTTTTTTATCGTTTACTAATCTATGAAGAATTAAATTATCTTTAATTCTTATTAAAGAAGAAGGAAATTTATTTAGTTTTCCTTTTCCTTTTTCTTCTACTTTAGTTTTATTCATTTTCTTTTTCCTTTCTTTATTCTTTATATTAAAGAATAGTATATTTATTTCATATTTTTTAAAAAAAGTAAAATTATTTTTTAACTTTTTTTAATTTTTTTTATTAAATATATTTCTTTATAAAGAACTTAAAATTGCGTAGTAGTAATAGCTATAAAAGCAATTAGTAGTATATACAGTATTAAGTCCATATTCTTTCCTTTCTAAAATTAGAATATTTTAAATAAAATCAATTCTAAACAAATAATATTATTTAGTTGATCAGAGTTGCGCAGAGCTTTGCTTACGAAGCGCAATTGATTGTTTATTATAGACAAACTACGAACTACGTACTTTGTCTAACGACAAACGTCAATGATCAAGAGTCAAGGATCAACTGATCAACAGGGATCAATCGATCAAGAATAAAAAAAGGGGACCCGAAGGTCCCCAATTCGAATTATAATTTGTTAACTAATGCTGTGAATTCCTTCACATTCTTTTCCATTTGAGGTGAAAGCTTGACTCCCTCAAATTCCTTAAGGAATGTCAAGTATAATTCCTTATGGTCTTTTTTAAGATATCTTGCGATAAGTACATTAGGTTTCTTAAACTTCCCATTACTCATGCTATCGTATGCGATATCAATAGTTCTGTAACCCTGTTCGAAAGCTTCCTTGATCGTAGTAGCTTTCTGTGCTTTTGAGTAAATCTCATGCGATTTACTTCCGTCTTGTTTCGGGTTAACCAATCTAAAAAGACAGATATCGTTTCCGATTTGATTAACAGTTCTAGGTAGTTTAGTTTCGGTTTTTTTCATTTTTCTTTCTCCTTTATTGTTGCTTTATTTTACTAAAATAATTAACAGAAGTAAACATCTTTATTATAAATAATGACATTTAATTTTTTCGTTGATCCGGGTTGTACAGACTTGTACAAAGATCCTGGTATGTTGTTGCGTGATCCCGTACTCCGTACTCCTGGATCCGGGTTGTACATTACTGATCAAGAGTCAAGGGTCAACAATCAACAACCATCAACCACGCTTACTGCGTGTTGCTGTAGGATGCTTTGAGGGAATCAAGGTAATTGACGATGTCGTCCTCGCTCATGGTGTCAAGGTTTGTTGTCTTAATCTCTTTCTTATCAACAAGGTACCCTAACATTTGTGCCTTGAGTCGAGCGGCCTGAACCGCTGCACCAATTTGCCCTCTATCTCGAGCTTCTTGGATCATGGCATCAATCGCTTCGATCTCTTTGTCCATCGTATGAACTGTTTGTTGGTGTTGAAGAGAGCGTAATCGATCAAGGGCCTTGCGTATTTTATCTTTCTTTAGTAGGCGTGTCGCTTGAACGTGCGCTGCAGATTGAGCATAACCGGCTTCCAAAGCCGCTTGTTTCTTACCTAAACCTTGAAATATGAATTCAACAAACTTCTTTTCCTTGTCTGATAAAATCTTATTTTCTGCACTAGTAAAATCAATAATATTATCGGGTCCTTTATCCATAGAATTATCTATAAACTAAAAGGCCCGATAAGTAAATACTAGGTTTTTATATTAATAAGGGTGGTCATCGTATGAACTAAAGATCGTGTTAGG